ATAAAAATTCTGATTGATGCTTTTCTTGTTTTATTTTTGGTAAAAAACTTTTATCATATATTTTTTCATTTTTTCTCTTTATATACAAGGTTCACAATTTATAATATATTATAACATACTTTTTTTAAAAGTCAAGAAATTTATGTTATTAATGATAACATTGTAAAATATATTTGTTTAATTTTATCATCCCCATTAATTTCAAAAGATTTAATCATATCTGCAAATCCAAATCTAAATTCATTTTTTGCTGATGTGGTACTTATATCTTTAGAATTTCTATATGTTTCTCTTAATTTAAATATTCTATTATTAGAATCATTAAAAAGTTTTTCTCCTTTTAAAATTGTTGTACCTGTATTAGTTACTTGTTTTACTTCCCAAGTTTTAATAATTGGAGTTTCAGAAAATATTATATTTAAAATTATATGATTTTCAATGCTAGACTTAGAAGATGTAAATTTAAATGATAATATTTCATTATTAGCATTATTAATTTTTGTAATGTTTAATATTGCGTCATTAGCTCCTTTTGACATATATTTTGTTTTTATTGTTTTTGGAATTATTTCTTTTAAGGCATTATGTAATACTGTTTCATCTATTTTAATATTTTTAAATAATTTTTCTAAAAAGTCAAATTTTTCTAACTTATCTAATCTTTCTCTTATAGATTTACCAAATTGAATAAAATCATGTTTAGTAACATTTTCATTAATAACATCTTTAGATGATATTTGATCTAAATTATCTGCTTTACATATTTGATTAAGAGTTAAAAAAGCTTTATTAGCTAATTGAGAATGTCTTACAAATAAACAATATTCATTTAATCCAATATGTTTAAATTTTTCTATATTACTAGCATTTCTTAATGTTTTAATTCCAGGAAATGACCCTTCATATAAAGCAACATATAATATTAATTTATACTTATGTTCTAATAATTGAAGAATTGGAGGAAGTTTATTATTTCCAGCTGTAAGTGAATGTTCTTTACCTAAAATTAATAATAAGTTTACATCAGAAGTTAATGTACCAATATTAAATTCATCTATTAAAGTTGAAATAAATTGTCTAGTTTTTAACTTAAAATCATTTACTTTATGTTCCCCAACGATTAATGTATTTCCTTCTTTTAATGATATATCTTTTATTGGTTCATTAAAAATTAATTTAAATAATCTATTAATAACTTTAAATTCATCTTTATCAAATAATAAACTTGATTTATCATTTCGTGCTAATGCTTTAGCTGTTTGTGGAGACATAATTCCATTTAATAAAAAACTTGCTCCTTTTGTTTTTGCACTTTGTCCTAGAGCTTTACCTAATATATTTAGCTCATCAATAATTGGATTCGCCATTTAATAATTTCCTTATTGCAATGGGGAGTTTAAACTCCCCAGTTTTAATTAGTATTTAAAATCAGAAAAAGATTTAGGTTTATCAGAAGCACCACCTCTACCTTTAAAATGTTCATACGAAATTTCCTGAGATGCTTCTTTTTCTGTAGATCCTGTTCCAAAATATACTGATGTTTCTTCATCTGTATTTTGCAAATCAAATAATTGCATACGTCCTCTATTTACTCCAATTAAAAATCGTTTCATTTTATTTAAATCATCATACCTGTTTTTTAATTGTGTAACTAAAATTCTATTCATTTGATCTAATTGATCATTTCTAAATAAAGACAATACAATGTCTGCCGTAAATGCAATACCAATAGATTCAGAAACAGCATCTAATCCCATAGTTTGATTTGTTAAATTTTCTCTATTAACTTGAGCAGAAGATAAGCAAGCCATATTATATTCCATTCCTAATCCACGAATTTCTTCTGATACAGCTTTTAATTGAGTAAATGAATTTGCTCCTGAGGACATTTTATATCTTGATGATATACAAATATTTAAATAATCAACAATCAATAGATCAATTTTAATTCCTTTTTTTCTTTTTAATTCTTCAATAATATGTCTAAAATGAGCAGCTGTAGCGGAACCCGTAGGAAATTCTTTAATAAATAATTTCCCTTTGCATAATGTTTTAATTTTTTTAATTTTATTTAAATAATCATCTTTAGATAATAAAGGAATATCATTATGTTCCATATCAAATAAATTAGCATCAATACGTTGTCCAATTCTTTCTTCAGACATTTCCATTGTCAAATATAAAACATTAAATCCCTGTTTAATTGCAGCTGCTGCAAAATGACATTTACTTAAAGTTTTAGCTGTACCGGTACCACCTAAAAGAACAGTTAGAGCCTTTCTAGGTAATCCAATTTGATTAGTAATTCTATTTAAAATAGATAAATCAAAAGGAATTCCAGATTCTAATTTTGTATAAAAATCATATTGACTTTCATAATCCTCAGAATAATCCAAGCCAATACGACTATCAAATGAAATAGACAAAGCATTTTTTAATAATTCTGGAATAACTTCTTTAGTTAAATTCTTTTCTAATCCTTGATGAATTTCAATAGATTTTAATAATGAATTATATACAGCCTTTTCCTGACAAAATTCCTCTGTAATATCTAATAACCAATTCATATTTTCATTTTTTGAATTTTTAAATAAATCATTATCTAATATTTCTGAAAACTCTTGAAGATCATCATCTGAAAAATTCTTTAATTTAGGTTTTAAGCATATAATAAGAGCTTCTTTAGAAGGAGCCATTTTATATGTATCTAAATATGCTTTGATTGCTGAAAATAAAATTTTAGAATTATTATCAGAGAAATAACTTTCTTCTAAATAAGGTAATACTCTAATTTGATAATCTGAATTAATTAATAAATTATTTAAAATTAATAATTCTTTAATATCTTTCATTTGAACTCCAAGTTATGATTTAGTAATATATAATCCATTCACTAATACTGAATAATCATTTTTAATATGTAATTTAAATACTTCACCAGAGCTTAATATATTAACTTGCTGTATAGCTCTCAATTCCATTAAATCAGTAAAGGTTACTATTTGATTAGATTTAATTGGAACATAAAAAGAATAACCAACATTAGTTTTTATTAAAAACTTTTGATCAATGGAACAATATATTTTATCTGAATTTTCTATAATAAGTTCTTTTAATTCTTCAATAGAGGATGTTAAATTTAAAACTTCAGCCTTTCCATATAATGTAACAATTTCTTCGCCAATGTCAAGATCTTTTATACATTGTAAACCTCTATTCACTGTTAATATTTTTGTGTCTTTATATAACATAATACTCCTTTATTAATGATGTTCAAATCCTTCTGAACATCAAATGTTATTTTAAATTAATTCTTCTTCTACTTCTTCCAAAATATCTAATTCTTCTGTATTAGATAATACAGACCCATATAAAAATTTATTTTGTAAACGAGTATCTAATAATTCCATAAATTCTGGAATAAAATATTTTAATGGATTTCTATAAACCTCTTTTTTAAATACTTTAGAACCATCAGGAAATTCATATCTAGTTCCTAAGGCTTTAACAATTCCAAATTCGACAGCCATTTCCAAAAGTCCATAATATTGAGATAAACCTGTAGTAAAATTAATTAGAATGTCTATTGTTGATCCTTCTTTTGTATGTCTAGATTTTTCCATTTTACAATGAACAATATTACCAACAAAATCTGTTCCTTCTTTTTCCTTTCGTTTAGACAGCATAATAATTGAAGAAGCAGAATAGAGCGGTCCTGCTCCCCCTCCAGTTACAGCTTGAGGATACATACTACCTTGAGACATATAGATATGATTAGTACATAAAAAAGGAACTCCAAGAACTCCTAATTTTAATGTAATAACTCTGAATGTAGATTTAATTAATTTAGCTCTGGTCATATCTTGAACTTCTTTTCCAGAGGATGCATCTTCCATTTCTTTAGCTGTAGATAAATTTCCTAAGGAGTCTAAGCATAATAATAATTTAGATTCCATTCGTTCCTTATCAGGAACCTTTTCATATTCTTCTAAAACTTGTAAAGATTGAGTTCTTAATTCTTGAACAGTTGTAATTGGTACAAATAGAACTCTGGTAACATCAATACCAAATCCTTCCATAATCTCTTTTCGTTGAGCTGATTCTGATTCAAAGAAAACGACAGTAGCTTTAGAATACTTTTGTAAAAATCTAGCAATAGTTGTTAATAAAATAAATGACTTTCCAACTCCAGAAGGCCCGGCGAGCATTGAAACCTTATTATCTGGAAAACCTTTAAACATAGATCCGGAAATTACAGCATTTAATAAAAAAGATCCAGTATCAATAAATCCTGATAAATCTCCAACAATACCATCAGACACAATTGAGGCATTACTATTACCTAATTTTTTTTGAATACCTTTTAAAAAATTTGACATATTATATTTAACCTTTTAGAGTTTAAAACCAATCATCAATATTATTTTGAGTTTTATCAACCCACCCAACTGCTTCCAATAATTTTTCAATAATATTCATATATCCAATTTGAAAATGCTGTTCTTTATCTATAAATTTTTCTAATTGTAACTCTTTAGGAATGGTAGATGTATTCCAAGCAATAACATGCTCATTAAAAACATTTGGTAATTTTAAATAAGCAAATTTAATTTTTTCACCTTCCTGAATATAGTTATATTTATTTTGTAGGTTATTTTGTTTTATCCATTTATTATATCGTAATGAACCTCTTACATGAATTGGAGTACCAGAAGCATATCCTTCTTTTCCTTGATCTTCTAGAGAATATTTCTTTAAATTTTGAACTCCTCTAGGAAATGAAATAAGAGATAAATCCTTTTCTTTAAAAATGATATCTTTAATTTTTTGAATATGTTTAATTAAAAATTCATTATCTTTTGTAAAGAAAAAATCAATAGTATCATTAATTAAATTTCTACATAATTTAGGAGTGGATGTTTTAACAGATTCAATTCCCATAATCTTTTTCTTTGGCTCTGTATATCTAAATCCTTTTGAGTCATATACATTCATTATATAATGTTTTTTACCTGTCACAATAATAGCATTAGATATATTTTCTCTAACCATAGAAATAAATCCAGGAAATCCATTTAATTGATTTTCAATAGCTGATATTAATTGATTAATTTTTGGTTGAATTTTTTTATTAGCAAATAAATCAATAAAATCTATTCGTTTTTGAATATCAGAAAACATCTTTTGTTCATCTTGTGAAAAAGAATTAAATACATCTTCTAATATACATACAATAGAGTCAGTATCAGCTAAAGCAATTCGATCTTTTTCATTTCCAATATATTTTGATAAGTATTGATTAATATATTTTTCAATTGTTCTGATAATATATTGTCCTGTTAAAGTAATAGCTTCAGCATTATTAATATTAAAATATCTAAAGTATTGATTTCCAAGAGCACCAAATCCAGAATTAGCGGCAATTTTTAATGCGTATTGCTGAGTATCTAATTCAGCAATTCTATTTTCTAAATATGATTTTCTAATAAGCAATTCATCTTTATTCAAAATTTAAATCCTCCATAAATATTTTATATTATAACATACATTAAAAAATTCAACAATCTATCTTAAATTTTTTCAAATCTATAAAAATTATCAAAATTACCTAAATAATTATATCCGTGATCTTTTAATATTTTTAAAAATGTTTTATTTTTAAATAATAATTCATATAAATTAAATGTGGTTGCTGTTGCTCTAAATTTAATAATATCAGGATTAATTTTTTTAAACATTTCTAATGCAATATATAAAATATATAAAAAAACCTTTGGTGTTTGAATAGAATCCATTTTTCTCAATCGTTTTTCAGAATAATCAGAAGTTACTACAGAGAAATCTTCTGAAATTCCAAAACCTAATTCATAATCATTTTTATCAAAAATTACAATAAAATAGTAATCAAAAGTTTTAAAAAATGTTGCAATATAATCTTCTTGTTCTAAAAACTTTTTATTATTAGAATTTTCATTTGTTCCAAATAAAATTTCCTGAGGACGAAAAGATTCATATAATAAAAAATTTGATAATGAAATATATTTTGAATCTTTATTTTTTATAAAAAATGACATTTATTTCACTCCTAAAAATAATTGTTGTTCTTTTTTTCTTCTAATAAGTAATCCTCTAGATTGTTTTTTCTTAATATAAGTCCACATCATAAAATCTTTAGATGCTGCAGATATATGACCTTGATTTATTTTTTTTAATAAAGCAGAATTTTTAAAAGAGGGAATACCTATATTATATACTAATGATATTACAGCAGCAGATTGAGATTTTGTTAGAGAATATTTTATTTCTTTAGATAAAAAAATCTTAATTTCTTCAATTTTTTTATTTAAAATATTTTCTGCTGTTTTACATGACATTGAAGATGTTGAATGTTTTTTAAAACCATAGCCTATTGTTTTATGACCTGCTCCATCTATATAACTTGATGTTTTGCATTTTTCAATATTTTTTATTAATGATACTGCTATTTCATTTGAATTAGCAGATATATTAAAAAATACAAAAAATGAAAATAATATAACTTTTAATTTCATATCTAAATTCCTCTATTGACATTTACTAAATATGATTAAATGATTATAATCATTTTAGATAAGAATTTTAGATATTCCCAATTTTATTTAACAAGATAAGAAACTATGGCTCACCTATCATATTTAGACTTTTTAAGAAATTCAGAAGTACAGCAAGGACTTCAATTAATAGCAAATAGTAAATCTATGTTTATGCGAGATCTTGAACGTATAGAAACAAGAGTAAGACCATTATTTCTAAAATTAATGTTTAAAGAAGAAGGTAATGAATTACCATATACAAAAACATGGCGTCAAGATAGAAGAGAAGAAAATATTTCTGAATATCAAACTAGATTAATTATTGCTCAATGGATACAAGATACTTGGAAATTTAGATATGCAACATCTGCTATTCCAGCAAAATTATGGAAAACAACTATTCCCAAGTATTTTGATCCTAGGTCAGAAGTATTAGTATTTCCAGAAGGTGATATATATTCTATGATTACTTTTGATTGTGAAAATATTATTGATGAAGAATTAAAAAAATCAAAAGATGAAATATATAAAGACCTTACTGAAAGAAAGAAAAAAGGTTATATTAATAAAGGCAGATTTAATTTAGATAGAGTTAAAAATTTAAATAATAATGAAATGGTATTTTTTGTATCACCTTCTATTATTACCATTCCATGTTTAAATAAAGATTCATTTGTTTATTTAAGACAACAAATATTTGCTAACATACCTTCTACGGATATAATATAGATTCATCAAAATCTAATTTATTATATAAACGATGTTTTAGAATTTCCCAAGTTTCATGAAATTGTGAAAATGCATCTATAAGAATTGGACCTTCTTGAGCATATAATGATCCTTTATTTCCAATTACATTTAAATTAACTTTGATTTTTTTGATCATTTTAAAATCTAAATCACACCATACCCATACTGTAGAAATTTCTGGTTCAATCATTTACAATCTCTTTTAATTGTTCATTAATTAATTTAAGTTCTTTTTTTAATTCTGTCATTTCTTTATTTGCAACTTTACGTTTATTAATTAAAATACTCATAATATCCGGAATCATTCCAGTAATATCTTTTCTATAAAATTGTCCATTAGCAGACAATGTAAAATTATTATCTTTATTTTTAGTATAATTCTTTAATTTTCCATCTAATAATAAATCAACTAAATTTTTATTTTGAATTTCTGGATCAATAATTTTTTGAACAATAGTTTCTGGACTGATATTTAAAAATCTAATACAACTTGGATAAAGTGAAGCTACGTCAAAGCTAACAATATCTCTAAATAATCCCGGGATACTCTCCTTAACATAAGCACCGGCAAATGATTCTTTTTTACCAGTAGATAAACGTGGAGGGACAACAATATTATTATCATAAAGATAATTATAACATAATGATTCCCAAGTATTTACTGGAGAATATACATCAAAATAATTCTGTTTAGCTGTATACGAAAATAGAAATGTTAGGTCTAATAATTTTAATTTATTATCTAAATTAACAACTAGATTGGTATCTTGAATATTATAATGAAAAAACATTTCAGGATTCTTTTCCCAAAACTCTTGAATAGATTCATATTCAGAATACTCTAATTTATTTTCTCCTAATTCATAAGATGCAATAGAATCTAATTTATAGGATTCTCTTTTTTCAAGCATAAACTTCTTATATAAATCTAAATAATCAATAATAACTGTTCCAATATAATTAATTGAATGATATTTCTTTTCATTCTTTTCTGTAACTTTAGATGTAACAATATTCCAATGCGATAATTGATCAGCATCTTTTTTAGATAAAATCTTTTTAATTCTATTATATAGAAAAATACAATCAAACCCAGAAATATTCCAGCCTGTAATAACATCAAACTTTTCTTTTTTCCAATATGCTAAAAATTTTAGAGCTAATTCTTTTTCTGATTGACAATTAATAACTTCTAACTCAACATTAGGAATAGATAATGATTGTCCATAATCACCAACAACAAATCCAGTGATGATTTTTGTTCTAGATGAATAGCATGAAATAACGAGTAATTCTTCAATTGGATCTATAATATCTGGAAATCCGCTACGAGACGAACATTCCACATCAAAAAATCCAATTCTAATTTGAGGAATTTTTACATTTTCAGCTAATTTTAATTGATTGATATATTGATTAGCAATATTAAAATCCCCATGTAATTCAAAATCATTTCCAAAGGATTTTTTAAAATCAATTAATTCATCAATCGAATTAAATTTAATAGGTTTAACATTCATTCCTGATAAAGTTTTGAATTTAGAATTGCTATTCTTATCTGGAATATATAAATTCAAATCCATATCATTACCATTACTTTGATATGAAAATGGTTCTCCTAAATCATCATATCCTCTAACTAATAAATTATTTTTGAATTGATATACAGATGTAAAAAATGCCATATTAATACTCCATAATTATTATAATTTATTATAACATAAGTCAAAAAAAATGTCAAGTAATAAACTTGACATTTTTTATTTTAAGTATGGTTTTCCCAATAATCGTCAGAGTTATAAGATCGACTTCGAGTAATTTTATTTCCTAAATGATATTTGGTTACTAATTTCCAATCTAATTTATCTTTTGCGGATACAATTTTAATCATTTTCATAAAAAAATCCAAAACTGGAAATCTTTCTGGATGACAAATTTCTAATAAACCCCAATCTTGAAGTAACTTTGCAATCTGATTTCGTCTTTGTTTATCAAGCTCATCTAAAGAAGATTCTTTGCCATCTAAGAGGAATAACTCTTTGAAGTGAACAATATAATATTTATTATTCATCGATAGAATATGACATGACTGATATAGCACATTTTTTGACTTCGGACTTACTCCAATTCTTTGAAGAGTTTCTCTAATTACTAGAAACTTAGAAGGTTCTAATTTCACTTCGATAAAATTATCTAAAATTGATTCTAAATTTATTTTTGTTTTCATTAAATACACCTTTTTCAAAAATTATAATTAAAAGATAATGCTCATTTCTTTTATTTATTATTTTTCTTTTTCTAATAAATAAACCCCAGGTAAACTGGGGTTTTATTACTCCAAATAAATATGTTTAGCTCAAAATAAATTACTTGGAGAAACTGCAATGTGCAAACATATTTATAATACAGAAATCAACTATCCAAAAGGAACACCGTTCACCTATCAATTATCTTGGACTAATCTTGATATTCATTATTACGGTGTTAGATATTCAAAATATTGTCATCCTGATGATCTTTGGACAAAATATTTTACATCATCTAAATATGTTAATACCTTTAAAATAGAAAATGGTGAGCCAGATATAATAAAGGTTGATTATATTTTTGATACTAAAGAAGAAGCTAGAGAATATGAATATCAATATATAAAAGAAAATAATTGTGTTAAAGATCCAAAGTGGTTAAACTTAGGAAATGGAGGGGAGGATTTCTTTAATCTTGGTGGAAATAAAATTTCAGAAGAACAGAAACAAAAAATTGGAAACTTTAATAGAGGAAGAATTCATACAGAAGAATCTAAACAAAAAATGTCCGATTCGCATAAAAAAAATATTAGAAAAAAAAGAAAACCATATACAGAAATTGCCAAACAAAGAATTTCTGATGCTAATAAAAGAAAAATTGGTATTAATAATGGTATTAATGAAAAATATATCAAACCAGAATTTTTACAAGAGTATTTAGATCTTGGATGGATATTAGGACGTTTACCAAGATCTACAGAACACCAGAAAAAAATTGCTGAATCAAATAAAGATAAATTTCATATTACAAATGGTATTATAGATTTATTTGTTACTTCTGAAGAAGCAGAAATTATTTACTCTTTTGGATTTATTTATGGTACACTTTATAAAATAAATAATTCTAGAAAAAATAAAAAACCTTTTAATATAAAAAACAATCTACAGAATCTATTCAAAAAAGAATAGAAACTTGTTGATTAAAAAGGGTAGCAAAATTAGACAATATTACTTCTTTTTAGACTTTTTGATTGTTTCTTTTTTTCCTGTTAGGCCCCCTTTTGATAATTTTAATGAATTTTTATCTTGATCATTTAATAATTCTAAATAACAAATTGCTTTAGTTTTAGACACTTCCAATGAAGTTTGAATATAATTTAATTCCTCTGCAGATGGTTCAGGCTTAAACCATTTAGCAAACCGCGTCTTAGGAATAATCGCGTAAAGGTATAGATCACATTGCATTTCATTCGATAATTCTGTGTATACATTTAACTCATTAGAAATAAAAAGAATGTCAGGATGTTTTGAACATATGCGATTCATCAAATAGGGTGTATATAATTCCATATCCCCATTTTCTAATTTTTTAGATTTAGAAATACTATTAAACACATCAAAAATATTTCTAGTTTTTTCTTCTATAATTTCTGGTTCTGTAGATTTTTTCTTTGCCATTAAAGAATACTCTCTATTTAAATTTAATTTCAGACATAACTTCTATCATACAACAAAGTGCATTAATGCTTTTATCTAAGACAGTTGAGTGACGGTGCATGTAATTGCCCAAAATTAAAATACATTGAGGTAAACACTTTGTATCTGCAATTTCTTTTAATTCTTTATAAAAGTTTTTATAAAACAATTCATAATTTAAATTATCATTTGTTTCAATAAACTCTCTAACTTTAGTGAAATTCTTTTCTTTAAGAGCATCAAATAATACTTTTAAATTTAATTCAGCAGAATAAGATAATAAACCTTCATCAATAACTCCAGTAATTGAATATTTCTGAAGTTCATTAATAATTCTTCTAAAGTCTGGAAAATGCTGTTGAATTAATTCCACTACAACATCTTTTTTAAATTCAATTTTTTCATTAATTAAAATTTGTTTAACACGATTAAAGAATTTATTTTTTAAATATTTTTCATCTTCCTTCTTCCAATCATACGAAATAACAGTGCATCTAGATTGAAGAGGTTGAATAATTTTATCAATATAATTACATGAGAAAAAGAATCTAACTTTAGAATATTGTTCAATAAAAGATCTTAAAGCATTTTGTGTAATTTGCTGGCTATTATCAAACTCATCAAATAATACAACTTTATTTCTTCCTTCTAGAGATAAAGTAGAAACGAATTGTGTAATTTCATTTCTAAGTACATCAATAGATCGTTGTTCAGAAGCATTAATGAATAAGTATTCTAAATTAAGTTGATGACATAATGCTTTCAATACTGTTGTTTTACCAGTACCACCAATTTGACTATGTAACATTAAATTAGGACAATCCTGAGCAATAACAAAATTTTCAAAATTCTTTTTTAAAGTTTCTGGAATGATACAATCCTCAATAATTTGTGGTCTCCAGCGTTCATTCCATAGTTTTTCTTTTAAATTAACTAGCATTTTATATCTCACTCAAAAGTTGGTTTGATAAATAATTATATAATAATATTTTTAAAATGTCAATAGATTATTAAATAAATAATTTTATTTATAAGGTATATTTAATGTGCAAACATATTTATAATTCTGAAAATTTATATCCTAAAGGAACACCATTTACTTATTTAATTGGATGGTCTGAATTTAATAAATTTTATTATGGTGTAAAATACTCTAAAAAGGGACATCCAAATGATTTATGGACAACATATTTCACATCATCTAATTCTGTTAAAAACTTTAGAATTAAAAATGGAGAACCAGATATTATCAAAATTGATTATATATTTGATAATATCTTTGAAGCTAAATTTTATGAATATGAATATATAAAAAATAATAAATTAATTTATGATAATGATTGGTTAAATTTAGGAAATAGTGGAGAATTTTTCTGTGGAAATAAAGAATCTTTAAAAGAACAATCTAAAAGATTTATTGGTACTATTTGGATAAATAATGGTATTATAAATAAAAGAATATTTCCTGATGATTTTCAAAATTATTCTGATATATGGAAGTTTGGACAAATTGTGTCATTTTCTGAAGAATCAAAACGAAGAATGAAAAAACCTAAATCAAACGAATTTAGAGAAAATCTTTCTAATTATCAAAAAGGAACGATATGGATAAATAATGGTAATATAAATAAAAAAATAAAACCAGAAGAGTTACAAAATTATTTATTATCTATATGGACTAAAGGAAAACTTCCTCAATCAATTTTAAATAATGTTATTAGCAGAAAAAATAATTTATCATCAAATAATAAAAAAATAACTATACATAATTTTAAAATTCAATTAGCTGTTTTTCCTGAAGAAGCTAAATTATTATATTCTTTTGGATTTTTGAAAGGTAAAAAATCAAATTAACTAGCATTTTATATCTCACTTAAAAGGTTTAATAAATAATATTATATAATAACAACTTAATAAAGTCAAGATGAAAAATTATAAACAATTTATATTACATGAAAAATTAGATTTATTAGATGATTCGGAATTAAATTTAATTCAAAAATGTTTAGAAACAATTCGTAAATCTTATAAATCCGGAAAACCTTTTGAAATAAATCAATATAATGGATATACTATAATAGGGTTTCATGGAACTAAAACCTTAGAAGATATTTCAATTGATTTAGACTTTTCTGAAAAAGATGAAATACATCATGGTTTTAAAAAATATGCAGATTCTCTAACTTTAAATGTCGAAAAATTCAATAAAATTATATTAGCAGGCCATTCATTAGGTGCAGCAGTATCTATATTAAAGTTTATTGAACTTAAAAAAAATCAAAGAACAAAAAACAAAATAAAAATGTTATTTTGTTTCGGTTCTCCTAAAATTGGTCATAAAGCTATATATAAAGAATTATTAGATTCTGTATCAAACCCAGAAAAAGAATTACATTTCATTACTCTTGTTGAAAGAAATAAAAAATATCCTGGACAGCAAGATCCTGTAACTCTTATTCCTAAGTCTTTTGATAATGTAGATACTAATTTAATTGATTTTGTGGACTTGCATTCTCTAGAATCTGAATCAATGATTGATAAGTTTCTTGGGATACATTTGCATCGGTTAAAAAATTACGAACAGTCTTTAGATGCTTGGACTTCTCTTCTTCGTCAAAAAATTCAAAACCATTTAGAATAAACATATAGTCTAAAAATAATTTTTCAGATAAATTTTTTGGTAATTCTAATTTATTTTGATAATCCATAATTTGTCCAATAATTTGAAAATACTCCATATTTGTTTTTAACAAATTCTATTGGTTTTTGTAATAAATCACAACCTAAAAGCCAAATTTCAAAATAAAAATTCTTTAATGTTTTATCGTGAACTGAATTTTTAAAATTTGTATAATCAATATGTCTAGATTCATTTGCTAACCATCTAGTAAATGCCTCTTTACTAATCATAATTCGATATTTATAATCAGTTCCTTTATTTTCTAATATTTCATGCTGAGGAAAATAAAAAGATAAATGCTCTCTAATTCTAGATCGAATTAATAATTCATTACTTTCCTCAGTTGATGCTGCATTCTTTACAATTGAAATAAAACCATTTGATAAACATAACCACATTATACTTTAACTCCTATTTTTTATAATTGTATTATAACATATTTTTCTTTAAATGTCAACCTTATTCTAATCTAGTTGTTATTTTTAATTTTTCAATAACATTTTTAATTTCATTAATAATAAAATTTCTTCTTGTTTTTAACTTTTCAATTAATTTATTTAGAGGAACTAATCGTCCTTCTTCATCGTCATCAGCATATTCATCAGCATCTTTAATACTCATATGTATATTTTTATTATCATCAATATAATGAGCATTATCTGTCCAAACATCTAAAATAATTTTTTCTATACTTTCATCTGTAATTTTTGTTTTAAAAATATCTAGAGCAGAATTTAATATTTCTGGATTTTTTTTAAGTATTGGAAAAAATAACTGAGCAGATTGTAATTTTCCATTAAACATCATAGAATCTAATTCTTCTGGATAATCTGGTAATTCAGGAAACTCATTATCTTTATCTGTTTTTTTATGAATTCGTTCATTCCAATTTTTTCCTTTCATTGCACCCATAGCTTTATAATGAAAGGATCCTCCAGCATCAACATGATAGATTTCATTTTTATCATCTATCATTGTATTATCAAATGATAAACCAGCAACATCATGATTTCTAATAAAAACAGAAACAATATATAATAATGCAATTTTAGTTAAATTTTCAGAATTTATAGATGTTTCGCCAACATATTTTAATGCTTCTTGAACAGTTAATTTTCTTAAATTATTAACAAAACCAGACACTAATCCTGAAAAAGTTTTACCATTTTTTAATGTAACTTGTCCTAATTCAGGATTAGTTGTTTTAATTCCTACAATTTCATAAAATTTTGCAGCAGCTATTTCTGTATTTTCTCTATCTTTTACATTTCTATATGATTTTACAAAATGAGCTATTTTTGATGTTTCTGGAATAAATTTTGCAGCATCACTTGAGCCGGATGATCTAAAACTTCTATCTTGTTCTCCTGTAAAACTCTTTATTTCTTCTAATAAAAATTGTGCAAATGTTTTCATTGTATCTCTATCTCCCTTGACGATATTAATTATAATAATCTATGAATTCCATTTTGAATTCTTGAAGTAATTCTTTTAATTTATTATCTATTTCTTTTGCTTCTTTTTCTGATTGAATCCTTCCTTCAATCTCATATTTTATATTTTCATTTCTATTAATAAAGATATTTATATTCTTAAATTTATTAATAGACTCTAATATCATTTTTTTTATAAGCATTTTGCAGCATTGTATAAACTTGTTCTGCATATTTTGCTTTTTCTTCTTTTTTTTAAATAAATTTAAATATCTTTCTATTAAAAATTCTTTAAATGAAATCATTATGAAATCATTATTAAGATCCTTTTTTATATTATTTCATTATTTATAATTTCATTAAGTATTCTTAAAATATTACTTGGATATGCAATACGATGACGTCCTCCATTAATAGTAAATACATTTCCTTCTTTTTCAAATAGATTTAAATATTTTTTAAAATCAATTTGTTTATCTCCTAATTCAATATAATAATATAACGGACAAGGAGGATAGGAATTAAATGGAAAAAAATTTTCTAAATAATCTGGTTTATCTACAGCTAAAAAAGGATTTAATAATAATGCTGAAATATTATATTTCTTTGCAAAATATCTAGCCCACCAAGCTCCAAATGAATGTCCTAATAATATTAAATTAGATTTATTATTTAATTCTTTTAAAATAATTTTATCCATTTCATCTCTAATTATATAAAATGGAGTATTTTCATAATCAATATCTTTACCAATAACAATAAATGGTAAATCATATCTCTTATTTTTAATAGAAGAATTTAGTCCGGGAAATACTAGAATTTTATTATTCATTTTATTATTCATAATATAATTTCTTTTTGGCAATGAGGACAAATAATAACATCATTTTTTGTTGATTGTTTTAATATCTTTTTTAATTGATTAGCTTCTTTTAATAATAATTTTAAATAATGTTTATTACGTTCTTTTTTAGGAGTTTTTAATAATTTATTAATTTTATCTTTTTTCTTTTTTAATTTATCTTTAAAAATACCAAACATTGACTCATTCATAATTTACCTCAACAATCATTGAAAAAATTTAAATATTCTAAATCATCTACTCCTTTATTTTTTAATTTTTGAATATCCTCTTGAAGATTTTTTTCTGAAAGATAATGTTTATAACAAGCAGCATCATATGCAGCATCCAAATATCTAAATTAGATTCTAATTTAAATGAATAACATTGTATCCAATAGGTATTATCAATTGTTTGATGAAACGGTCATAATCTATT